AGAATTCTCTGCTATAAATGTTCGAAATAGTTTCGATACATTCTCTACATGGAGAGATTCATCTCGAATACTCCATGTCACAATCTGACCCATACCTTTCATTAAATTATGTCTTGGATAGTTCAATAGTATAGCAAAACTACTGAAAAGTTGAACACCCTCTGTGAATCCACTATATACTGCCATAGTTTTAGCAATATTGAATTTATCTTGCATATTGAAATCACTTAAGTATTCATGCTTTTCTACCATTTCTTGAATATCCATAAAGTCTTGGTACATATCGTCAGACTTACCTAAAGTTTCCAGTAGCAAAGAATATGCTTCCTGATGTACTGCTTCCATAGCAGCAAAACTTACTAACATCATTCTTACTTCTGGTTGTTTGAATGTTGGTAGATAGTGCTTTGCATATCCACAACATACATCAACGTCTGCCTGAGTAAAAAACTTAAAGATATTATCTAAAAGTAATCTATTATCAGGACTTAATTTTTCATTGTAATCCTTTATATCATCTTGTAAAGGAACTTCATCAGGCAACCAGTGCATCTGCTGTTGCTTCTTGTATGCCTCAAAAGCCCATGGATAACTAAAAGGTTTATAATAATTTCTTTCCTCTAATAACATTTATCCCTCACAACTTAGACAATCTGATTGCTCAAAGATTATCTCTCTTTTTATCTTATTTGATACGTTGTCTGCTCTCGAAATAGCCTCACTTCTTAGATAATACAATGTTTTCATATTCTTCGCCCATGCTAACATATGAATGTTATGTAGTTCTTTTTTCTGAACATCAGGGGCAAAGAATAAGTTTACACTTTGTGCCTGACAGATATACTTCTGTCTTTCTGACGCGTGTTCAATTATCCAAGACTGATTTATTTCAACAGCAGTTTTAAACACCTCTTTTTCTGTTTCTGTTAAGAAATCAAGATGTTGTACACTTCCTTTATTGGTGACTATATCCTTCCAAGTATTTTCATCATTCTTTCCATACTTTTCTAAAAGCATTTCTAAGTATTTATTCTTTTGCAAGAACGAACCACTTTTAGTTTTCTGAGTGAATGCATTAGCCCGATAAGGCTCTATACTTGGACTTGTATTTCCACATATAATAGAACTACTTGCATTAGGGGCAATCGCCAATAGATGAGCATTTCTAACTGAACAGCTATCATCGTCTGGACAAGCACCTCTTTCTACTGCAAGTCTCTCTGTTTCCGTTTGCGCACTAGCTTTTATCTGTGAGAACATTTCTTCATTCACAGCAGCAGCTATAGCTCCCTCAAAAGGAATACCGTTTCTTTGTAAATAGGCATGAAAGCCCATCGCTCCTAATCCTATACTTCTTTCTCGCATAGCACTAAACTTTGCTCTTTCTAGTTGTTCAGGAGCATTTTCTATAAAGTGTGAAAGTACGTTATCCAACATTCTTACCAAGTCTGGTATAAATGCGGGTATCTTCTTCCACTCGTCATAATATTCTAAATTTACAGACGATAGACAACATACTGCTGTTCTTTCATCATCTGTTGCAAGAGTAATCTCAGAGCATAAATTGCTGTGATGAACTCTTAATCCTTTTTTCTTTTGGAACTCAGGTAAATCTGCATTTACCGCATCTTCAAACATAACATAAGGCTCTCCAGTTTCCATGCGATTTTGAAGCAGTTTTACCCATATTGTTCTAGCACTTATTACTTTCTTTACTTCTTTTGAGTGTGGGTCTATTAGTTCCCACGAATCATCAAAGTCTTTTTCTTTTGTCGCTCTGTGTATAACTTCCATAAACTTGTCATTAATAACAACTCCATGATGTAAGTTTAGACACTTACGATTTGTGTCACCACCTGTAGGTTTTCTCATATCAAGAAACTCTTCTATCTCGGGGTGAGAAATATGTAAATAACCTGCATAACTTCCTCTTCTTGTCACTCCTTGTGAAAAAGCTAACATTTCAGCGTCTACTACTTTCACAAAAGGTATAACACCAGTGGATTCTGAGCCTTTAGAAGTCCTTGTTCCAGATGCACGAACATCAGACCAAGAGCCTCCGATTCCTCCACCGAAAGACGAAAGAAATGCATTTTCTACATAATGTCCTGTAATACCCTCTCTACTATCTTCAACATAGTTAAGAAAGCATGAGATTGGGAGACCCCGATCAGTCCCTCCATTTGATAATACAGGAGTTGCAAACATAAACCAATGCTGACTAGCATAATCATACAATCTTTGTGCATGGTCATCATCATCAGCAAAAGCTTTTGCTGCTCTAGCAAATGCTTCTTGTGGGCTATTTTCATCTCCCACCATATATCTATCCGACAAAGTACGAATAGACATATCATCTAATAACTTGTCTCTACTATAATCAATTTTCATCAACATACCTCATAATTTCCTTATCAATTATTTCTTTGTTGTCAATTCCGATAGCTTCCTCTGAATAAGTAAGTAAATCCATTAGTTCTACGTTCATCAGAAGTTGTTCTGATTGTTCGTTAAGATTCTGAATGTATTTATACCTGTCATTTATAGGGCAAGCATCGTAAATATCAAACACGTTTCCATACTGTTGCATCAACTGCACAGCTCTTTTCGGACCAACTCCAGTAATACCTGGTATGTTGTCTCCTTTATCTCCTGTTAGACACTTATAAGTAATATAATCAGGTATATCAAAATCATAGTGGTCGTCCCAGTTATATACTGTTGTTTCTTTTCGAGTAACAGTACTAAATCTCGAAACTCTATCGTTTATAAGTAAATCCCAATCTTTATCTGATGATATTAACCAACAGTCTTGGAAACTATACTTATCTAAATTTTTAGTAATGTAAGCAGCGATATCGTCTGCTTCCACTCCTCTGAACTGAAATACTAAATGTTTATTTCTTAGTTCTGAAAGTGTGTCTGAAAATTCTGCCATGAATATTTCAAACTCTTTCTGCTCTTGTTCAGTCTGGTCGGCAAATCTTTCTTTACGGTTTGCTTTATACTCAGGGTATATGTCTTTTCTATAATAACTCCCACCATCTGCCGTAATTATTATAGTTCCCGCTTCATAAGATTTTGCCAACGACTCAACAGTTCTTATATAATCCCACTTAAAGTCAAGTATTCCTTGATGTCTCCATCTAAATGCTATATTTAAGCCGTCTACAATAAGAATATTTTCTTTTGGTTGTGGTTTTATCACATCTGAAAATTCTAGTGCCATCGTTTACTCCAATCTACTTATATCGTTTTCTTTTATTACTTCGATTTTAGAGAGTAACGGGTGAGTCCAGCCATGAGATACTATGTAGGTGTTTAATTCTTCCTCTCCTAATAATATCTCTACTAGTTTTTCTTTTCCTGCTTCATCAAGAACGTTTGTAACTTCATCTAAGAAAAGTACATTTATTCTTGACTTTGATATACTACTCATTAGTTTTCTAATTGCAAGTAACGTGGAAGTATTTACTCTTGCGAGTTCACCTGCACTAAGAGATAGTATATCTACAGCTTTTCCATCATCATCTAGTTCAACATTTAATTTATCATTAATTACAACAAATTGTAAGTTGAATCTACCATCTGATAACTCAGCAAGATACTCGTTTGTTAATTCTTCTAAATCTTTTACTAAGTTTTCTATCTTATAAGCTAGTAATCCATTTGTACTAAATGCTTTCTTGAGTATATCCGCACAAGAAAGTTTGTCTTCGAGATGGTCTAACTTTAAAAATAATTCTTCTAGTTCTGTTTCAAATTTCTCTGTTTGTTCTTTTATTATTGAAAGTCTGGTATTGTGTCTTTCTCTTTTATTGTTTTCTTCTATTGCCTCTTCTAATTTTTCTTTTCTATCATTTATTATTTCTGAAAGAGATTCAATACGGTTTTGTAAATCTTCTGCGGATAGGACAAGTGAGGGGAGGTTTTGGTCGATACTTCTGTAGACTTCCTCAAATTCCTTTTTTCTATTTCTGTGTTCAATAATTCTCTCGTTCTGGAATTTAATAGAATCAATCTCATCTCTAATTTGGATAAGTTCGTTTTTCGCTTTTTGTCTCGCTTCCCTTTGTTCATTTTGTATGTTTTCTACTAATTCCATATTAACTTCTTGTTTGCAGGTTGGACATATCTTTTCGTCTGTTCCTGCAAATATTGGTTTTCTCTCTATTGCTTGTAGTTCTCCTACTTTTAACTGTAAGCTATCATAGCTTTGTAACTCTTTATCTTCGTACGATTGGTCAGATATATCTATTGACTGTAATCGTTCTTTATAGTAATTATTTTGATTAATTTTTTTGTTCTTTTCCGAAATATTTGCATATTCTAATTGTAAAGAACGTAAAGTTTTCTCTTCTTCTTCCGAGTAAATTGGTAGATTTATCTTTGGAAGTAGTATCATATTTTCTAATTTGTTGTCAACTAACCATTTTTCAATGGTTGCTACTTTCCCTTGCACTACGGAAATATCTGAACTCCATTCCCTTGATAGGTTTTTGAATACTTCAAAGTACTTAACGTAGTTATCAAGTTGTAATAAATCTATCAAAAACTTTTTACGGTTAGTATCGGTAGCTGTGAGAAACTGTAAACTAGCATTTGTATTTTGATAAACTATTTGACTAAATGTTTTAAAATCTATACCTAAAATTTCTTCTAGTGTTTTATAAGTATTTGTTGCAGTATGAGAAGATATGTCTTTGTTATTTTCCCACAGTTTACATTTTATATTTCCTTTTCTTATAACCTCTAAAACGTACTCGTCTGAGTTTACACTAAACTCTAGTGTTATATCATACCCTTTTCCAACTTTACGATTAGCAATATCTGCTTTCTTTATGCCTTTGGAGTTTTTATTAAATAAAACTTCTTCCAATATAATAGGGATAGAACTTTTTCCTGTTCCATTTGTTCCTACAAGTTGTGTTAAAGTATCAGAGCCTAATTCTAGCTCATTACCTTCGCCGTAGCTGAAACAATTACTCCACTTCAGCTTCTTTAGCTTTATCATTAAATACTCCTATAATATTTTTAATTTTTTGTTCTTCTAATTCTAATATGTAACTGAGATACTCTACTAACTCTTCTTCTATTGTCATGTCTGAGCCAAGAATTAGCTGTGCCTCTGTCTTTCTTTTTATAACTTTTTTATCTAATAAATCTGAGTTTTGTACATTACTCAAATCGCCCATATCTCCCTCTAATTCATAGATAGTATGGTGAAAATCTGTTTGTACCATTTCGTCTGGGTTACTCACAGTTTTTCTTAATAATTGTGGCAAGTTAAATTCATGCCAAGTCCAAGACCAATCTGGGTCTATCACTATGTAGCCTGTCTTTACTAGGTTTCTATGAAAAGATGTTGTCATAGGACTGCCAGGATATACTATGTTTCGTTGAGTATTCTCGTGAGCATGTAAATCTCCTGCAAAAACAGTCTTAAACTTATCAAATCTCTCTAAATCTACTTCTGGTGTTACATGTGGTGGTATTTCTCCTCTCACATGAGTAAATAGATAGTCTACATCATCTATATCTTCTATACTGTCTTTTTTGTGTAAGTCAGCATAGGGTAGAATAGCCCAATCATGAAGATAAAAAGTTTCTGTTATAACCTTTACTTTTGGATTGAGTTCTTCTGTCACTCTTTTTAAATTTGTAAAGAATGTTTTATTTTTTCTAGTTGCTTCATGGTTACCATCAAATATAATAGTCTGTACATTAACACCTTTTACAAAGTCAAAATACAGAGTGAGTTCGTCCATAGATGGAACTCTATCAAATAAATCTCCACCTATAATATGAAGGGTTATATTATGTTTTTTGATGGCGTCATGTATTTGTTGGTAAAAAAGTTCGTACCGTGAGCAAGCCCACGGTAACGGAACATTTTTTTGACCTAACTTTATGTGCCAATCAGCGGTAAAAAGAATCATACAACGAAGTTATCACCTGGTTGCCAAGCACAGCCTGTGAGTCCACCTGCTTTTAGTGCTTGAAGGGTTCGTAATACTTCATCTGCATTTCTTCCTGTATCATCTCTATTAGCTGATACATGAGCAACTTCCCCTTTAGGGTCTACTATGATAGTTGCTCTATAACAAACTTTTCCGTCTGTTACTCCGCATTCTTTTGCTAGATTTAATCCACAATCTGCTAGTAAAGTGAAGTTTATATCTTCGATTTGTTCATTACTTTCTTTCCAAGCAAGTTTACAAAATTCGTTGTCTCCACTTATACCGTAGACTTCGGCTTCATCACCTATTATATTGAACCCACTTATCTCAGTAGGACAAATAAAAGTGAAATCCTTTGGATAAAAGAAGAATATTGACCAGCCATTAACTTCACTCATAGCAAACTCTGCAATTGTGTTTTCACAGTCTACTCCGTTTAAGTCAAAATCTGGAAATGTATCTCCTATTCCAATCATGCAAAGTCCTCCTCAATAGACTCATTGTTTGAGTTTCCTGCACCTTCTCTTAGTCTGTCAAGAAGCTCTTTTTGAGCGTCAGGTGTAGGTCTTGGAAGAACGTCGTCCATGGATTTTAAATCTTTAATTAATTCTAATTCTGATTCATTTAATGCTCTTGGCTTACTTTTTAGTGGTTGTAACTGATACTCCACATTGTAAGGCATAGGTCCAGTTTTTACTCTTTTAAAGAATATATCCCAACCTGTTTCTGCGTTTGTTGGGTCACCTAAATCTTCAGCAGCAACTCTAATTTGCTCCCATAATTTTTTCTTTAAATTAAAAACTTGTAATTCGCCATTATGAATACATTGTATTGCATAAGACCAAGTGCATTTTAGGTCAGGATTATATTCTCTGACCCAGTCTTTCTCAAGATTATTAAATGTTTCTTTTTCTCTGTCATAGGAAAGACACTCCATAGGAATGTTTTTGTCATTCTCTCCTTTTAGCCAGTAAACATATCTTGAGCATATATCTCCTACTAGACGTACTTGATTATCTCCGTCTACATAGGTATAGCTTTTCACTTTGCTTTTTTGGGCTTCGCCCTTAGATTGATTAAATGTCAATGCCATTTTTTACTCCTTAATGTCTTCGAACTTAAAGTGTATACGATTACCACTTACTGTTAGAAGTCTGTTACTATATAAAATAATGTCCTTTCCGTCGTACTCGAAAAGGTCTAATGTGGTATCTTTACTGAGTTTATAGTTGGCATAAGACCGCTGCGATGCAATACCTACATACTGTGCAATCTCGATATCCTCGTATTCTTCTCGGTGTAAAAATAGCTTTTCTGGATTTAGTAAGAAACTTTGTCCAGTAAAGTCTTTCTGATAATACTTGTAAAGCCTATCTCTTTTATTTCTTGGTTGAAGATTATAGGTAAGGGAATGTACCACCGTAATAATATCACGAACTTTCCCGTTAGTTGCTCTATATATCCTTTTCCAATTATATTTTATCATTATATCAAAATTTTAACCATTTGTCAAGAAGTATTTTTCCATGCTTATATCGTCTCAATATCGTACCCCTGCTTCATATAATATCCGAGTCGGGCATTTGCCTGTCTCCTTGCGGTATTACCTTCGAGATGTATATCAACGATTACAGGTTGCTTCTTTCCTTCTTGTGTTCTAATTACTCTTCCAATAAGCTGTGTTAAGAGAGGCTCATTGTTTATTGGTGTTGCCAAAATTAGGCAACTCAGCGCATTCAATGAAATTCCTTCACTAAATATAGCCTGTGTACCACACAACACATCTTTATCTTGTTCAAGTGTTGCGAGTAGTGCAGGTCTCTCCTCGTGCGGAATTTGTCCTGTGATACAGACTGCATTATCCCCAATAAGTCTTTGACAGACTCTTAGAAAATCAACTCTATCACTTACAAGTAGTACTTTATGACCCAATGCTGCATAATTTGCCGCAAGTAGTGCCACCTGATTTTGATACTCAGGATTGTAGGCAATCGCATTAATACGACTAGCCCACGGCGCATGAGCACCATCTGGAAATCTTATTCCAGACTTTATAAGTTTTACACTAGGTATCATAAAGTTTTCTTTTGGTGGTCTGTGTACATCATTACTAAAATAGTCACGAAATGTTACATGCCTACCATCTTTTCTCTCCATCGTTCCTGTGAGTCCAATTTTGTATCGTGCATGACTTGCGTCAATAATACGACTAAATGTTGGACTACTTACATGATGCATTTCATCAAGTATAAGTGTTCCAAACTTGTCTTTGATGTCGTCAATTCGACGATACAATGTCTGCACATTTCCGACAGTAAAGTCCTTTATTTCAAATTTTCCAGAGCCGATTACACCCGCATCGACCCCGAATACTTTTTTTATCTCTTTTTCCCACTGATTGCGTAATTGTAATGTGTGTGTAACAATCAATGTTCTTTGTCCTAATTTATTAGCAATCGCTAATCCAGTAAAAGTCTTTCCCCAACTAACCCAAGCATTAATAATGCAGGAGTCGAGCACTTCGCTATATACGGCTTGTTGGGAGGCGCGAAGTGTGTATCCAAACGATAAGGGTTCGATTGGGGAAAGCACTCTTTTATCTTCTATTTCATGTCCACTAGGTATTAAATCTGTTCTTCCTATTGGAAGTGTAACAAGCCCTTTTCTAATAACTCCCATATTTTTTATTACGAATGGAGGGTCACCAGGTCTACGAGGTGGAAGAGTATATGTTAATTCTTCATCTACGTCTACCTGCTGACTGGGAGATACCTCCATATAAATGCGATTGCGTAAAACTGCCTTCATTCAACAACTTTCCAATCGCGAATAGTAGCAATGTCTATATCTTCCCACTTTTGAAAGTCTACATTGAAACAAATCACTTTGTCTCCTGACTGATGTTCTATTTTTGTGGGTAAAAACTCTTCTTTGAGAGTATACTCTCTACTATATATTTTACCACTATTTAGACTTTCAAATGTAATCAAAACAATGCCTTTTTCTAATTTTTCTATTAAATCCATATTTATCTCCACTCAGGGCCGATGTACCATTGTACTAACGACATACGAGTGCCTTTGGTAACTGGTGTTACCTCATGTTTTAAACAAGACGGAAAGATAAGTATTGTACCTTTATCTCTCCACTTTGGGTCTGCAACTTCATTTCCGAAAAAATCCCAAAGTCTAAAGTCACCGCCTTCATAGTGATGACTGTCAGAAAGTTGAACGGTTACTGATAATTTACGAACATTTGGACAGCTAGGGTCAAAATCTCTATGTGGTTTATAGAAATATCCCTCTCTATAGATTCCAAACTGTATATTCTCTGCATCAGTTATTTCACATTTGTAAGATATATCATTTACATTTGTTACTAGAGCTTTGATAATTGTTTCTACCATGTGTCCTTTTGGAAAAAATCCAACATCTGTTTGTCTGTAAGAATTATCTTTTAGTACTGAATCTTCTTGATTTACTACTGCTTCTTGTATAACAAGCTCTTTTCCTTTCTCAATAAACATATCAACTAATTTTGTATCTAATGCTTTGTGTCCTACAAAGATAGGTGTTTCCATTATATGCCTCATCTTACATTACCTCTCAATGCAAAATAAAGTCCACCTACATATAAACTTACATGTAGATAATCTTTATAAATTACGTCCCAAAGACTTGCAGGGCTCATAAGCCATATAACTCCTGTGACAACACAAGTCATAGTAATACCACTAAATCTAGTAATAAAATCTCCTAGTTCTTCAGTTATCAATCTGAATCTAGGATAATATCTGCCTATTCGTGACAGAAAAAAGTGTCTATGATTCCAAGGTATTAATCCTATGACTCCACCTACCATAAGTCCTATCGCAGCACCAATCTCTCCCCAGGTAACAAACCACCATACAATGTACGGTAATCCCCAGGCCTCTGCAACTGCTCCATCAACAGGTAACTTACTTAATCCCTGTTGTAAAAACATAGCCGATAGCGGTATTCTTAAAAAGAATGTTGCTATATTTGGTGGCGCTTTGAACTTATTCATATTTTTCTCCATGTTTTTCTTTTCTTATTTGTACAATAGTCATACACAAGAAAAGGATTTTTACCTAGATATAATACTCTTGCATATCTCATTTCTGTAGGTAAAGGTCTTTTCTCTGTGAAGGCAGAAGGAATACCCTCTAGCCATACTACTGTTCCAATATTTTTACTTTCTGTTTTCTTAATCTTATGACAAATTAAATCTCCTTTTATTGATTTAGTGTAACGAAAATACTTTCCATTAGTATCTACATAGTTATTACCTCTATGTTTAATTAATGCTGTAAAATCCTCTATCATTCTTTTTAGTGGATATAATTGATGTGGTGACTGTAATCTTCTTTTACCGAGAGTATCTCCCTTTTGATTACGGTCATCAACTACCATTCCATCACACCACAATAAACCATCTTGTTCCTCACATTCATCATGAAGAACAAAAAGTGGAAATCTTACATCATTCAATTGCATGACTAATCACCTTAAATGCAACTAACATAAATATAAGTGTAAATAACTGTACTATTGCCATAATGGTTATAAATTTTAATTGAGCTTCTCCATACGGAATGAGTTCTTTTTCTAGCCACTCTTTTTGTTCCTCTGGAGTTGCGTCTTGTGTTTTATTCAATTGGAACTCTAATTGTTCAGGTTTCATCTAATATGCTTTTTAACTCTAAATACCCTCCAATGCTATCTCCATTTACTACTATTTGTGGAAATGTTCTTGCATTAGGAAATTTTTCTAACATAGTTTTTGCAGTAAAGTCTTTTCCAAACAACAAATATTCTACTTCGCAGTTATTCATCTCTGCTAGTTGTTTTGCTTTAGTGCAATATAAACAATCGGTTTTACCATAAATTGTAACAATCATAGTTCCTCCTTTGTAAATTTACTTAGTAACTCAATTTCTTGGTCACTTAATTGACTCGCTTGGCCCCACATCATTACTGATTGAGGTCCTCTTGTTTCTTTTGCTCTGTATGCTCTAAGCATATCAGCAATCTCTACACCAGCAATCGCTGGTCCTATTCCACCTGCTCCATTTGAACCATGACAGGCAGCACAACCACTCCATAATCCTCGTATTGAAGAGAAGGGGTCTTCTGCAGCAGCTAATTGTTGTACTCTTAGTTCTTCTACTACTGAGCCATGAATTCTTTTATATTCTTCATAACACTCTCCATAACACCCTTGCACTCTTGCTTGACGAGGAGTATCTTGTGTTGCATAATATATTATCCCTGCCATACAGACGGATATTATAACTGGCCACTTCATCTCTTTCATAGATATTTCTCCTCAAATTTGCCCATGCTATAGTCGTCACCGACTTCAAAGTCACACCCTATTGGGCAACCGGGTATGCTTAATCCTCTATCTATTTGCACACAGTCTCTGAGCAGTTCTTTATACTTATCAACTCCTGCCTCTTCTACTTCTGCAAGTATTGAATCGTGCACAAGTGCAAAAATATTTGCTTTGTAGTCTACATTCTTTAGTTGATTGTGACAGTCTATTGCTCCAAGTAAGTTAATATCAGAAGCTGCCGATTGAACTAAAGAATTAATTCCTGAACGAATCTCGTGTGCGACGATTCCTTTATTATCTGATTTAACATTAGGTAACCTTCTCTTTCTTCCAAAATAAGAAAAGTCATATGCATATTGACTTATAAAAGCTTTTCTATCATCTAACCATTTCTTTAGACCATAAAACTTTGTAAAGTAATCTCGTATAACTTCCTCTGCCTCGGATTTACTAAAATACTTACCGCTGTCCTTTGTAACTTGTTCACTAATCTTATAAGCACCAGCACCATACATTATTCCAAATGTAACAGCTTTAGCTTGTTGTCTTTCTACTGAGTAATATTCCGCTACATCATCTACTTCACAAGGTAAATTAAAAACTAGTTTAGCAATTGTAGAGTGGAAGTTGCCTCCTTGTCGAAAAACATCTTGAAGGTTTTTATCATTGGCTAATACAGCCGCAACATAAACCTCTGCTGTTGTCAAGTCCATTGCAACAATTTTATTACCTGGTTTTGCTTTTATACAACCCTTAACGATTGGGTTATCTCTAGGTATTTGTTGCATATTAAGTTTACCACTACTACTTAATCTTCCTGATGTTGTACCATGTAGATTGAAATTTGTCCTTAATCTTCCATCACGATTTAGTGCGGGAATAATTTTATCTAAGTAGGTATTTTTAATTTTGACTTTCTGTCTTATGTCTAATATTAGTTTTGGAACATCATGGCTTTCCGAGAGTATATTTAGAGCCTCTTGATTTGTAGAGGTTGCTCCTGTACTTGTTTTTATGCTTGTTGGCTCTAGTCCTAAATAATCAAAAAGTAAAGAACGAAGCTGAATAGTAGAGTTTGGATTGAACTCTTTTTGTTCTTTTTCTTCAAACTCTTTTACTTCTTTGAACTCATATAACTTTTCTATAGCTTGTTCTATATCTGTTTGCATTAGTTCTGTGGACTTCCATAGTCTTTCTTTATCAAATGGAACACCATTGTCTTGTACATCTGTTAAAAACCTACAAGCAGGTAAGAGTATGTCTGTATATACTTTATAGAATTTTTTATCTTTAGTATATTCTTCAAACTTTTGAAATAAAATAAAAGTACATACTGCGTCCATCGCAGCATACTTTTTCATAATATCAAAAGGTATCATCTCCCATTGAAAACTATCTTTTAATATTCCATGTTGTTTTCTATACTGTTCTATCCAATCATACATAGGTTTTTCATAATCACCATAGTCTGTATACTTAAGTGATAGTTGTTTTAACCCGTGTGTTCCTGGTTGTTCATTGTTTACGTAGTGTAATAGCATTGTATCTTCAAATCTTGGAAACTTAAATCCAAAATGAAACTCAAAGAAACCTAAATCAAATTTAGCATTATGAAATACCACTCTTTTCTTATCGAATAATAGTTGCATGAGATGTTCTGCTTTTTCATCAATACAGTCTGCTGACACATACGCTCCATGCTCAGGCTCATAAGATAAACTAAAGCCTAGCATATAACCATCTCTGGGGTATAACGCTGTTGTCTCACAGTCGAGTGCAATAAAGTCATAGTCTGAATCTATTGCTTTATCTAAAAATACATATAAGTCTCTACTATCTGTTATTCCATAAACTTTATCTTCCGATAATTCTTTTTGTTTTAGTTGGCCAGTTACATACTGTTCTGCACTTTCTATGCTTTCTTTCCACTTTTGTTTCATTTCAGGTTTGAAACTTAACATCGCTGGATTAATTAGTGGTATAAATTTTTTATCTACTACTTTACCACTATACTCTGTAACTGATGTTATCTTTGTAAAGTATTTTGTTGGCTCTGACCCAACAAGAATTACCCAATCAAAGTCATCTACATCTATCTCTAAGTCCACATCTCCTTTTAGAACTTTTTTCTTACTTGGGTCGGAACAAAGAGCAAATCTATCTGTAACAAAATCAAACTCCAGATGTTTTTGTCTGGAGGGTTTTGTTTCAATTAATGCTATTCTTGCCATAATATAATCTCCTCATGTTTCTCACTTGTTCTACCGAAAGGTCACCAGCATCATTGATACCCTCTGGTAATTGTTTAATCTCTGCGTCTAGGTTAATCCTATCACATATTGTTTTTATCTTTTCTGCTCCCATCTGCCCAGCTGTATCACTATCTAGTAGTACATCGACTTTTCTAATTCCTTTTAATTTTAACAAGGATAACTTATCTTCGTTTACTCCTTGTACTCCAAATATACACATTGCATTTGTTAATCCACCTTCCCATAACTTTAGAACATCAAATATTCCCTCTGTAAGAATAACTGTGTCATTTATTGGTCTTGCTGATATGGGGTGGAGAGGTAAGTTGGCTCCAACGGGAGTGTTATAATATTTGGGAGTCATACCTCTCTTCCCTCTACAAACAAAGGCAACAATCTTTGTTGATATATCTCTCACAGGA